GCTGTTAAACGTCGTGGTGCTGTACGTAAAGCTAAACTGTACTACCTGCGTGAGCGTACTGGTAAGTCTGCTCGTATTAAAGAGCGTCTGAACTAAGATTCGCAATAACGCGGCATCCAAAGCGTGTTAGAAAACAAGGGGTTAGCGTAATGCTAACCCCTTTTTTATTGCCAGTGTCCATGAATTGCCCACGATAAATATGGACAGTGACCACTGGGCATAAAAAAACACCCGCGGCTGCGGGTGCTTTTCAGAAACTCATATGGGTTTGCCCACCTCCGGTGGGGTGCGGTGGAGCTGCGCATTGCCGTTGCGGAATGGTAATGGATCGGACGAATGACTCGTGGGTGACGAACGTGTGCCCGCACTCAATGTTCTGGCACTGGTTGTAGCGTTCCTTCGTTTTATCAGAAACCTGAAAGCTACTGCGGGTGTGGGCAGCATGTCCACACAACGGGCAATTCATCATAACAGGCTCTCCATCTTAAATTTTCAAGTTATGATAACTTCCAGCGCGAATTTTTAAAACTATTCCGCTTCAAAGTCATCAATTTTTACTTCCAGCTCCAGCGCTGTTGTAAACCCGCTGTCGTTGATGGTGTTAGTCACTGTGGTGATAATCCAATCTGCGTCATCAATCTGCTGCTTGAATCCGCTCACTTTAACCGGCAGTTCCGGGAACAACTCTTCCCGGCCCATTGCCAGCTGAATTGAAAAGGAGGCAACACCGCGTTGTATCCTTTCCCAGTGGGATTTTGCCGCGCGCTCAGCGTTTGCCTTGTTCGCGTAGGTCCGGCTCAGCACTAGAACGTTTTCATCAGTCCCAACCAGGTATTCCCCCTGCTTTGGATCCGGGGCTTTTGTGGGTTTACCCATGGTGTTTTTTCGACGGCGGCGAACCTTAACCACTTCCTTTTTCCTTGGCTCCCGGAGATTTAACCAGTTCGCTGATACGCCTGTATAAGCACCACGATCAGCGAGGCTGAACCGGTGCTGATCGCCAGTTGAGCGGGTAATTGTCATAACCGGCAGCGCTTTTCCGCTTGCAGTTTTACCCTGGCCTTGCCTGATGAACAGCAACAATCCATTTTTGACAGAGGCTATCGCCCCGAACTGTTTGGCCATACGCATCAGAAAGGAGCTGTCAGATTCGTTGGTCTGGTCTTCATGCCCGATTTTTTGCGACAGCATATCCTGACCAATAGCGTGTTCCAGCTTATGCCTGGCGGCAATCTCCTGAATTACGGCTCCCACCGTCGTGTCATGCCAGGACCGTTCGCGTTTGATATTCAGCGTTTCCCTGAAATCGGCGCTACGCGCACGGATGGTCAGTCTGTCCGGTGTGCCCGCGTGTTCTATTTCATCGACAGTAAATTTTCCTTTCATGACCAATGGCCGGTCTTTCCAGCCAATGGCCAGCGTAATGACCGCACCCCGGCGCGGTAGTCCTAACTTGCCGTCAGCGTCATCCAGCTCCAGATCAACCTGGTCAGCTTCAAACCCGCGATTGTCCGTATGGGTCAGGGATATCAGTCGTTCTTCCAGCGTAGTGGTGACATCTTTTTCTTCGATAGTCACCCTGAATGCCGGGATCACAGCTTTGCCTGTTACAAATCCGGTATCTATCATGACAGGATCCCCCCGACAGCTTTAATGGCTGTGTCTTTCACCTGCACCAGTTGACCCGACAGGTCGCCCAACATTTCAGAAAGAGACTCATCCACTCGTTTCAGTGAGATAGTGAACTCTATTTTTCTCGGCGCGCCATCGCTAAAAAACTCGCTTTTCGTTCTGTTAATTTCACTGATGACAAACATACCGTAGATGGTTCCGCTGCCCTCAATAAGCGGCCATCCTTTCCCGGTTTCGGCCATTGTCTCCAGCGTCAGCAGGGAAAGACTTCCTCCGGTAATCGCTGGCATGAGAACACCCGACAACGTTATGGTGTCCGTGTCTGACCCAACGAACTGGAGGGTGGGGCGCTTGCCCACCCGGCTGTTTGACGCATGGCGCCATGCTTTCTGATATTGAAGCTCCTGATATGGGACTGTTTTCAGGGTGAAAACAAACATCCCCAGCGTCATCATCATGAATCGGTACCCCCCTGATCATAAAAACTGCTGCGCTGACGTGATAATTTCTGACGTTCGCGAGCATCAAGCTGGCGAATCACCTCGGCAACTGTATCCTGTGAGCTTTGTCCTGCCGCCTGATGAACGTGAATTTCATAGTGGGCAGATGACGGCGCGCCAGTATGGTTGACTGTAGAAACTATTGAAGGGCCAGTTCTCTGGTATGAATCAACCGGTAGGCTCAGCGGGTGCATCGGCCTGGCGGCTACCGGCGTTGCCAGTGATCCCAGAAGCATTCCTGTGGCAGCGGCGAGTGCCGCGGTCTGTCGGCGGCTGGTGATATTCGCCGGGCCGTTAACAATTTCTGGGCCATTTTCCCCAACGACCCCAAACTGACCTCGTGGAATATACCCGCCATTGTCATGGAACCCTGCGAACCCCGGATAACCTGCGTAACCGCCATACATCATCGGGAACCCGCCGGGCGGTAACTGCACCCCCTGTTTCGTCATGGTTGGCGCGTATTTGGCAACCTCTTCTGGTAGTTTTGCGGCGGCCGCTTTCTCGCTGACTAAACCCAGCTTTTCCAGTAGCCAGGACACTCCCGATTTCAGCGTATCTAAGGGACTCATTACCATTGCCAGACCGTCTGCCAGAGCCTGCCCGAAGCGTTTCCCCATTTCGGCGGCGCTGGCCAGTTCTTCTTTTGTCGATTTGACCGGCGTCAGCAGATCGGTGAACCAGCCGAACAGTGATTTCACCGTATTGCTAATCCAGTCGAACACCGGGCGCAGCGGTTCAAACGCTGATGCTATCGGACCGGCTGCAGCCTGGAACCCGGCAACGACCCCACCCAGAAATGCGCTGATCGGTTGCCAGTATTTCCAGAAAACCAGCGCAACTGAGGCCAGCGCTGTTACAACCAAACCAACAGGGCTTAAAAGCGCACCAAGCAGAACGGAAATACCATAAAGTGCGGCGCGGAGTAGTGCCAGCGGCCCGGATACCACAAATCGGATTACACTGCCGACAGCAGATAACCCGCCCCGCAGTAATGCCAGCGGATTCATCACCGCTCCGATAATGTTGCGAATCCCCCCCATCCCGGAACGGAAGATAGCCAGCGGCAAGCCAGCGACAGATTTCAGGGCATTGCCTGCCAGCCCAGCAGAACGGCGAAGGGAATCAAGCGGAGAGGCAAGCAATGCGGCACTGCTGCCTGATGACGCCATGCCGCGACGCAATAGAGTGAGTGGCGCGGTGGCCAGCCAGGACAATGCACTGCCGGTGCGCGATACCGAAGCAGCGACAGAGGGCAGTGTTTTCACTCCCAGCATAGTCAGTCCGAACCTGACAGCAGCAATTGGCCCAATGACTGCAGCAAAACCGATCAGTACTGTTCCCAGGATGACCGTCAGCGCAGCCATACCCGCAACCAGTTTCATGATCGTGCCAGCCAGTACCGGGTTTTGCTCAACCCAACGGCGCATTGCTCCCGTTACGCTCTGAACCCGATACATGATATCCAGCAGTGGCGCACGGAGAGTTTCACCCAGGCCGCTCATGACGTTTTGCATTCCGGCTTTGAGCAGCATCCATTGCGCTGACAGGGAGTCTTTATTGATGTCAGACTCTTTCTGCATTGACCCCTTTGCGGCTACTCCCTGGGTTAATTCAATCTGGCGGCGCAGCTCGGGCAAGTTTCCCGACAGCTTGGCAGCAGCAGGGCCGAACTCTTTACCGAAAAGCTGAGTCATAAGCGTTGTTTGCATATAGGCAGGAAATTTTTTGGCCTGCTCAAGCACCTGCAAAATGGTACCCATTGAATCCTTGACCATGGATTTTTGCAGTGTCAACGGATCGAGTTTCAGCGTAGACATTGCTGCCTGAAACTGCTTACCTCCGATAGAAGCATTGGATAGCTCGCGTACCATCGCCCTGGCAGAACTGGCTGCTACATCTGGCGTTGACCCCAACGACAGGAAGGTAGATCCCAGTGCCGCAGCTTTTCGATAATCCAGCTTATCTGCGCTGTCGCCCATACGTTGTAGTACTTCAATAATGTCAGCACCTTTGGACATGGCGTTATCGTCCAGGTAGTTGATGACATCACCGAGCTGTTCGATATTGTTAATCGGCACTTTATACAGCTGGGCAATTTTGCCGAGGTTTTCAGCCAATTCGTCTGCCGGAAGTTCAAACGCGGTGGCCGCTTTTGCAGAGACAGAAGCGAAGTTCAGAAGCTGTTTTTTCTGCTCATCCCACGTCTTCGCATCGCCACCTATCCCCATTCGTGCGCCACCTTCAACCAGGGCGGCGTAATCCACCGCGCCGAACTGCATGGGCAGTTGCTCGGAGGCATTCTTAATGGCCTGCTGCATCTCATAGAAACGGGCGGTACGGTTGCCGTTATCATCCCTCAAGCCGTTAACCTGCTTGGCGACACCTTTCATGGCATCTTCAAAGCCAGCGTAATCAGTCACAGCAGAAACTACCGGCGCACCGGCACCCACCCCGGCGGCGGTCATGGCCGCGCCTGCACCGGCAACCCGATCCCGGATCTCCAGTGTCTTTCCGTACTGCTCTTTTGCAGCGCTCATTCTGCGCTGCTGCTCAGCAGCGCGTTTCAGCCTGGCTTCCTGCTCTACGAGCTGGCGGTTGTACTTTTCTGTTTCGCGTGTAATTCGCGCCGTGGCGCTGGCACCATCCGTTGCGGATATCCCTGCGCGGTAGAGTTCAGCCCTGACGCGGGCGGTCTGCGATTGCAGTCGGCCCTGCCTTTCCTCCAGGCGCTGAACAGCCAGGCGTTGCTTTTCAAGCGCTACGATCTGGCGCTGCGTAGGAGGTCCCATTTGGCCTAGTTCTGCACTGAGCATGGCCATACGCTGGCGCGAATAGTTCAGCCGGTCGCCCAGTTTCTGGTTTTCTTCCTGGAGTTTACGGAACCCGTCCAGCTTGCCGCTGGTCTGGTCGATTTGTTTGAGGGCATCTCGGGATTTTTTGACGGCGCTGGCCAGCTCCTGGGTGCTGGCGCGCGCTTGTTTAAAGGGGCGGGTGAGCTTATCAACTGCGCTCATTATCACCTGCAGGCGCAGGTTACGGTCATTCATCGTTGTTAGCTCCGCTGCGCATTATCGCTTTGTGCCGCCATTCCAGCAGCTCTGTCAGCGACATGTCAGCGGTGGCGGCTGGCGTCCAGTGAAATACGGTGGCGATATCCGCCACCAGGTCATCAACGGTCAGCTCTGCTGGAAACCCGACATAGCCGACTTCGGCAGCAAAAAACCCACGACCTCAATCGACAGTTGCAGCAGATCGCCTGGCTCCATCAGCATGACCTCTGCGCGGGTCAGTGCCGGAGTGGTGACGCGAGGCAACACGGTCATCATGGATTCAACATCCATGTCCATCAGCGCCTGCAGACGGGTACCGCGCAGAGCGCCGGAGTTCGGCTTACGTACCACCACTTTTTCAATGATGGTGGTTCCACGCTGCACAGGTGCATCCAGGGTGACAGTTGCTTCATTGCGTGGAGCTTCGTTTTCAATCAGCTGTTCTTCGTTCATTGCTGTTCCTTAATTTGTGAAACCGGCGCGGATCCCCGCGCCATGTAATCAGAGGCCGATAGCGCGGCGGTGTTCTTCCAGCAAATCCTTGCCATCCACAATCCAGACCATATTCACGAGGTCAACCTCATAGAGCACCTCGCCGTTGATGGTCAATTTCGCGTAGCTGTTTGTGCTGGACACTTTCGTGGTGGAGCTGTCGCCCTGCTTGTGTTCGCCGGAATCAATTTCCTTGTGACGCCCACGAACGACCAGCTCAACGGCCTGAACTTCGCCAGTGTCATCACGCTGGATGGACTCCGCAAAGCGCAGCATGATTCCGTCCACATTTGGCGTTCCCATCTGCTTAAACAGCTGCGCTTCGGTGCCGCCGAGCGTGAACTCGGTATCCAGTGCGCCGTCGTCCAGACCCAAGCTGATATCCACGGCACCCGGCATGCCGCCGCCGCGATATTTTTCAAACTTCTCCGTCAACTTGGGGAACGTCAGGGATTCAACGATCCCCATGTAATTGTCCCCGGCGTTGAACATGTTCAGGTATTTAACCTTGCGTGGCAGTGCCATTTAGTCCCCTTAGCCGTTAGCCTGGCTGGTAAAGTCCATCAGATAAGAGTCGGTGATACGCTGGCGCAGCATCAGGTTCTCCAGTGGCGGTACCGGCGTATAGTCGTAATCGATATACAGTTTCCCGGCTTTCAGCGTGTCTTTGCTGTTCAGGTCATCGCTGATCCACGCATCACCACCCAGCAGATAACCCTGGCTGGTCATTTCACGGAGTTTCGCGCGGATACCTTCCACGATGTCGCGAGCCAGTGAAGGGGTCAGCGCCTTATCCATTGCCCAGAAATGAGCTTCGGCCATGGTATCCATCAGAACCTGGGCGGTACGGGTGTAACACTCGAACTGGAACAGCGGATCAGCACTGAGCGTACGCACGCCCCAGAAGCGGAACCCGTCACGACGGATCAGCGTGGTGATATCCTTACCATTCAACAGACCTGCATCCGTGTTAGGGTCCTGCAGATCCCAGAACACGTCTTTTGAAATGCCGGTGACGCCCTGGACGGTTTTGTTGGAAAGACATTCATGCCAGCCCACCTGTTCATCGACCAGAGCACGTAACCCCAGCGCCCGAGCTGTTGCCCAGGTGATCGCATCTGCATTCAGGTTGGTATCCCAGCTGATGAAGTCAGGCCAGATCAGCATGGCTTCACGGTCGCCGAAGTTATCGCGATAGTTCATCGCTTCAACGATGTTTGCGCAGTTCCAGGCACCGATGTACGCGAAGCCGCGCAGTTTCTTCGCCGTAGAAATCACTTCTGCGGCTACTGCCTGCGTGTCCAGACCCGGCGCACCGAGAATACGGGGTTTGACGCCGAGCTTTTGGGCGGCAGTGAGGAGGGCTTTAAACCCGGTCGGAGAAGTAACCGCAGTGCTTGCCGCCGCGCCGTTCTGGAGAGTTGGTTTATGTGCTGTATCCATACCCAGAAGCGGGCCGAGATCGGTTTGACTGATGACGGCCTGCGCCATGCCAATTGCAGAGTTTGTACCGGTACTGACTGACGTTACCGTGAATTTTCCAGTGGACTGGTTCCATGCCACTGTAGCACCGGTAAGTTTTGCAGTGACCGCGGCGGCGACTGCTGATAAATCTGCTGCGCCAGAGAAATCCAGCCCGGTGATGGTTTTCAGGGCACCGTCCACCGTGATTTTCAGCGTGCCATTAGTGACAGCATTAAACCTGCCGATATTCTTTTCTGCGGAGGTCAGGGCCGGGCTGGTTAATGTCCCGGAGGTGGCAGGATTTGACCCGTTAACAGCAACCCCACCAACCGCGACAGGGGAGTGTGCCGCATCCAGTCCAAGCAGCGGGCCAGTGTCGGTCACAACGTTTACTTTCATTGCCACACCGAGCATAGACGTAATGCCGGTTGAGGCAGATGTCAGAACGAAGCTGTTACCATTCCAACCCAGGGTAACACCTGTCAGTTTTGCCGAAATCGCCGCGGCGACAGCGGCCATATTTGCCGCGTCTGTACCAGACTGGATAGCTGACAGATCCACACCCACAAATGTCTGCACGGTTCCATCAACATTCATTTTCAGAATGCCGCTTTTCACCGCTTTGAACTTATCAAACGCCAGCTCAGCAGCAGTCAGCGCTGCGCCTGTCAGCGTGGCAGGTGTTGCCGGAGTGGAAGTACCAGAAACGACTGAGCCGATGACATTGCTGGTTGTTGTGGCTTCGTCTGCACCTTCTTCCACACGAACGACAACGACAACCGGGCTGGTCTGGTCAGCAATTGCGGTAAGCGCTTTTTTCAGCGTACCTGAACTGCCCGCTTTCGCGATTGCTGAGTTGATGTTTGTGATCAGTGCGGGTTTGTTTAACGGGAAAAACTCGGAATCAGCATCATTGGCTGTGCAGACCATGCCGATAATGCCGGTTGAGATAGTGCGGATCGTGCGCGTACCTTCGTTAATCTCGGTGACGCGAACACCGTGGTGATAATCCTGAGACATGTAGCGGTTCTCCTCATGAGGTTTCCGCTACATGGTGCTGGCATTTTTACACCTGTTCACCTGACCGCCATTGTTTCTGATTTCACACAACAGACTAACTCTGTGACTCGAAAAAGCATCAGAGCGCAGCCTGAAAAGAAGAGGCCGCATAAGCGGCCTTTTGTCACAGCGGTTTATCAGGATAGATGGGGTTTTCTGGATCAACCTTTGTCAGACTGTAGCGATACTTCTGCCATTCCGTCAGTCTGGGTTTATCTGTCTCGTCAATATAACCACCCTCTGAGGCATCTTTCAGGGGGGCTATTACCGAATCCGCTTCTTTGCGCAAGGCTGTTAATCTCATAATCGCCGCCGCTTTTAACTGCTCTGGCGTGGGCGGTGGAATATCCTCCCAGCAGGGCATTCCATTTTCCCCTGCGGCCCGTTGCTTACCAGGGGGAGGATCACCCATAAATTCAGCAGCAGTCTCACTATCCACCTCCACCCCATCGAACGGCCACGTTCCTGCCTGCTCGTAAGAATCCCTCAGAGAGTCGGGGAAAAACGCATTCTCATATGCGCTATAAACATATTCACTCATATTACCTCCCGAAAGAAATCCACTGACCACCTTCTTCAGCGACGTTCACGTGTGCAGTGAACCCAATCGGCTGTTGTTCGGTCGCGCCCCACATATTTCCACCACCCCATCCCGCATCTGAAACGATCACCTGGTCAACCTTTGTGGGGTACCTGATTGGGAAGTTGATTGTTTTGGTTGTTGTATTCGTAAAATCTATTGTGCCGTACTGGATCAGCAGATCGCCGAGCTTGTACCAGCCAGGGCCAGTGAGGATGTTCAAATCTGCCCGTACCAGCGCCGCGCTGTTGCGTGAAAGTAAGGTTCTGGCAAAGGCGGTGAAATCGGACAGGACCAGCAGATCCTTGCCGACAAAATACGGCAGCTTATCGGCCGCGCCAGTAAGTCCAGATAAAGACGTTAACGCCGCATTAATGGGTTGCTTACCGGATAACGCATTCAGCACAGTTGTAGAGAAATTAGCATCGCCGCCCAGGGCATCTGCCAGTTCCTTAAGCGTATCCAGTGCCGCGGGAGAGCCATTAACAATCGCAGCGATGGCAGCTTTTACGAAAGCTGTGGTTGCTATCTGCGTGTTATTCACTGTCTGTGCTGGCGTCGGTGCCGTCGGTATGCCGGTTAAGGCGGGGCTGACCAGCGGTGCGCCTCCAAGATTGGCAAGACCACCTGCCGGAGTAGACGAGCCGGTGCCTCCGTTGACAACAGGCACTACGGTTGAGGATGCGCTATTGAAGTTCTGCATCACGAAAAATGTTCGTGAACCCTTAGTGCCAGAGATAACGACGGTCTGATCGTAGTTAAATCCTGATGTTGGTGATTGAGAAGTGATCCTCACTGAATATCTGTTATTTGCTGTTCGGCAAATTCCACATTCGATATTCACTACATCGCCAGATAAAAATTTAAGTTCCGCCGGAGCGTTCAGCCAGCCAGTAACGTTAACCAGCAGTTTCTGACCAGATTTAAAATCAGCTTGCTGCCAATCGAAAGATGAAAC